GTCGCCGTCATAAAGTCTACGTTGAAATCTACCCCCCACCAAAGTTTATTAGATAACTCATTAGTCTGAACACAATGTGTTTCTCTATCAAAATTGTATGCAGCTCTATTGCCTGTTGTTTCAAATGAACCTTCAAATTCTTGTTTGAATACAACCTCATCCATTGTTCTTTTAGCCAGTTCTATTTCTTCTTTAGGAACAAAACCACCTTCTAAAGTGGTAAACTGCCATGACTTCCAGCTTTTTTCTGACTGCCCTTTGCTGTATAGTTCATACATCATGTCGTATCCACTTGGTGTGCCTATAAATAAACATTCTCCTTGAGTAGTTGCTAACATAGGCATTACGATTTCTTCCCATACATGAGGCTTAATATATGCCATTTCATCCATAACACATTTTGTAAGTTCCACACCTCTAAGGTTGTTTTCATTATCTGCACCCTTAACAGCTAATTCAGCACCATTATCAAAAATTACACTCATTTCAGATTCATTTAATTTAGCATTATTAAACCCTGAAAACATTTGCCGCAATACAGGAAACACAATCATCTTCCCCTGGCGATAAGTAGGTGTAATGAACCACCTTCTTTCATTAGGTTTAAATTCGTCTTTTAATAAATACATAAGACTCAATATAGTTTTCCCCCATCTACGACCAGCAACAATAACTTTAAATCGAGCAGAGTCATTTAGTATTGCTCTTCTAGTAGTATTAACTGTCCACTGAATCATCTATGACCATTACCTGTATAGGCTCTGACTTGGTTGTTCTTTCTTGCCTGTCTAGTGCCTTACCTTCTAATCTTTCTACTATAAATTGAATTGCCCTTAAATCACCCCTTTCTGCTAATTGAAATAATTTACTTACAACGATTTCCCTTCTTTCTTTTTCACCATGCTTAGTAAAACTAAAATCTTTTATTAAATCAGTATAAGCATTTTTTCTACCATTAGGGTTTCCTGATTCGCCTTTCTGCCACCTATTGCCCAGGGTGTTTCCTTTTGCAAACTGTCCATTACTCCGTTTGTTAGCTGTTTGTTTTTTTATCATACCTTCTAGCTATTTCTTCATTCAGTTCTTCCCTGGTTAGCCTTAGAACTTTTTTTTCAAATTCTGATTGTTTGTTTTTTTCTAATTTCTTTATACCTAATAATCTTTCATTAATTGCTTTAGTGCTTAGACCTTTAATAAATGCTGCCCTTTCTTTTTCCATCTTATCTGCTTGTTTCCTCATTTTATTAAAGAAACCATTATAGCCACTATTATTAATCATATTCTACTAATGCCATAACATAAGCCTTATTGAGCTTATCAATTAATTCTTTTACTTTACTTGTGTCTATTTCATACACATCAAATTCTAAGCGATAGTTGCCTGTTGTCTTTAAATTTTTAATGCCAACTAATTCAGTTGTTAATACAACACCTTCTTTATTTTTTTCCACGCTTTTTCATTTTTGATTTTTTCTTTTTAGGTCTGCCAACCTTTTTTCCATATGTTCCTTTGCCTCTAGGCATAATTAACTCCTTTAAAATATAGTTTGTAATTTATATTAAAAGAGGTGTTTTATAAAATACACAAAAGCCCCTAAATAAATAGAGGCTTTTTTTAGTGGTTTAGTGGTTAGTATTAAATATCAAATGATTCCATAAAGTCATTAACTAAATCAATATTTATTTTTTCAGCATTCATAATACCAATATGTCTATCTTCGTCATCTGCTTGGCATTGTTTTTCATGGTTGTATTGTGCTTCTGTTAATTCCCTACCTTCAATAAATGCTCCGTTTTTCCATACAGAAACAGTAGCAGTCTTTTTTTCTAGTTGTTTATTTTCTTTTTTCATGTTTTTAACTCCTTTTTTGTTTTTATTCTTTATACCCAAAAAGCCCCATTGAAGGGGCTGATTGGTTTCTTAGTTTTGTATTACTTATCTTTTAAGAAATTCTTAACATATTCTTTTTCTTCATCCGTTCTGTTTTCAACATCTTTAACTTTTTCAGCCCAAGCTATTGCATCTTCTTCAAGCATTTCAACTAAAACCCTTACTCTTGTCCATCTTGGTTTTTTTAATTCTGAAAGTTTGTTTAATCTTTCAAATTCATAACTTCCAGCAAATAATCCATATGTAAAATATCCTTTATCATAAGCCTCTTTACCCCACTCTCTACATAAAGTATAATTACCACTTGGATTGCATAAATGAAATAATGCAGTATCTTTAGCAGTCATTCCCTTATCATTTGTAGCTAGATTAAAAACATAATCTACTCTTTTACCCTCTTTTTTTGCTTGTTTGTATGTCATGTTTAACTCCTTATTTAGTGTTTTATTCATAAAGGAATATAATACATAACACATATATAATACAAGGGGTTTAGTAACCCTTATCTAAGGGTATAAGTTTTAAAAATTATTTAAATATACTACTTTTTTTAATTTGTTCTGCAACTGCTTGAACTACATCTACTGTTACTGCGTTACCAACTTGTTTATATCTTTGTGTATCACTCATCTCCACAACTTTACCATTTATGACACCATACTTATTATGATCATCGCTAAAGCCTTGCAAACGATTGCATTCAACTGGTGTAAGTCTGCGGATTACACCATCCTTAATAGTTCTTGAGATACCATCTGCATCATACACTCGTGTGGCTTCGCTGTCCTTTCCTATAGTGCCGATTTGTATCATCGTCCGTTTGCCGTCTGCTCCTTTGTAATAGTTAGAATCGAGTCCGTTGACCACCCGCCTTCCCTTGAGTCTGTTTTTATTAAGTTGCTTACCATCTTCTCCGATAGGAAATACTTGTGATCTACCTCGGTTTCCAATATATCCGACAATGTATATTCGCTCTCTATTTTGGGGCAGCCACCAGCGAGTATTAAGTAATTGGAACTCAATGGTATACCCAATGTCACTAAGAACTCTGTATATTGTAGCAAATGTTCTTCCACTGTCATGACTAAGTAAGCCTTTAACATTTTCGAGAACCAAACAGGGGATTGGCTTTTTACTGTCTCTGTAATGTCTAAGAATCCGTGCAATTTCAAAAAATAAAGTACCTCTGGTGTCATCAAACCCTTGTCGTTTTCCAGCGATGCTAAATGCTTGGCACGGAAATCCTCCACAAAGGATGTCAATGTTATCTGGTAAATCTCTTCCTGGTTGAATAAGTCTAATGTCACCTAATTCCTCACTTTCTTTAAAATTGTATTTATAAACTGCACTTGCATATTTATCTATCTCACTAAATCCTACCCAGTCAAACCTAAACCCAGCTTGTTGAAATCCTTTGTGAAACCCACCAATTCCACTAAATAGATCAATCATTTTCATATACAATCCCTACAATATTTTCTTTTCTTTTAAACTGCATTAAATAACTCCTGTTGCTGAAATCTTTTATTGGCTATCTTTATATATTCAGGATTTAACTCTACACCCAGCCACTTTCTTCCAAGTCTTTGAGCCACCCATCCTGTTGTGCCACTACCAAAGAATGGGTCTAATATAATATCACCCTTCTTACTACCAGCCTTTATACACAACTCAGGTAATTTTTCAGGAAACACAGCAAAGTGAGCTTCTTTATATGGTTTTGTGTTAATTTTCCACACAGACCTACGATTTTTGCCATCTTTTTTTATTTTAATCTCATCTGTGTGATGACTTACCATTGTCATTTTATTATCTATAGTTTGAAATTGATAAGACTTATCATCTATATGGTTTCTAATTTCATTCCAGTGTTCAATAGATGGATATGAAAAACCAGAGTTGTCTTTTCTAAACCAATGTTCTACTGTTGTTAATGAAATATCAGTAATATTAGCAAGACTTTTTGCATTAGTTCTTTTTTTTAAAAAAGCAATAAACTCTTCTTGGGTTGGGAGCAAGGGTCTTGTTACTACAATTTTTTCTCCTCTTGCCTTGTGCATCCCTTGTCTATGTTTTGACTCATGTTCTATATCATCATATTTAGATGCCCACACAGACCTTTTATTTCTTGTTTCATAATTATTTGTCTTTAATCCTGCCATCCTTGTTCTTCCAGGTGTGTTGTTTAATTTTTGATTATCTCTATCTCTATTAGAATTATCCATTGTTAATGTTTTTTCTGCTATTGCATCTTTATCATAATAATATTTAGATGATTTACTTAGTAAGAAAATATACTCATGTGATTTAGTGCATCTATCCTTTACGCTTTCGGGCATTGGATTAGGTTTATGCCAAATAATATCTTGTCTTAAGTACCATCCATCAGCTTGTAAGGCAAACGCAACACGCCACGGAATACCTGCAAGGTCTTTTGTCTTTAGATTATTCCCTATTGTTGATTTTTTATGGCGAATATGAGAACCAAAATTGCTTTTTTGTTTTTTAGAAAATGTTAAATTTGAGTTTCCAGCTGGTTGATTTATATAACTATCTCCAAGATTAAGCCATAAAGTGCCATCATCTTTCAATACTCTTTTAACCTCTCTGAATACTTTTACCATGTTTTCTACATATTCTTCAGGTGTTTTCTCAAGACCTAATTGATTATCATCTCCATAGTCTCTCAAACCCCAGTATGGGGGTGATGTTACTACACATTGAACAGATTTTTTTTCAATATCATTTATTTTTTCTAATACATTACCTGTTATAATTTTATTCATTAAAATAATTTAGTTTGTGTTTGTGGTTTATAACTAGCATCATATTTTTTATTGTTTCCTTTTGGATAATCATATAATTTCATTTTAAGTGATTTGAGCATTTGTTTTTTTTGCTTCTTACTCCCATGAAAAAATATATATCTATGTGTAGGGAGCATTTTTTCTTTTTTAACTATTTTGCCTTTATTATCATCAAACCTATTTAAATCAAATGTACTACCATCTTCAAATGTGTATCTTGTTTTTCCTGTGCTTCTTCCTGTATATAGCCAATTAGTAGCCTGATAAATATAACCATGATGATTTTGGTTAGGATCAGCATAACTAAACACACAACATGGTTTGGGTAGTTTTTTTAAAGATTGACTAACAAAATATGATAGTACATTTTTTTTAAGCCCATCATCTACACATAATCTATTTAATTCAACTGTATAAACTTTATAATTATCAAATATACAAGCACCATCATTAAAATGATAATTTGCAGAACTGCCAAAAGTAATAACACCATTTAAAAAATTTGAATACAATCCAAAACAATATGAAATTGAGGGTATTCTTTTTAAATAATGTTTATTTAATAACCAGTCATAGGTTTCATGCTTCTTAATTGATTCAACAGTATATTTATCAGCTATTGACACTCTAAACAATCTTTTCTTTTCTTTTTGTATGTTGGCATATTGCCTTCAGGGTACTTTCTCCATTTTGCCCTATCTACCCATCCTGGAACAATACTCCATGTGTGTTTACATTTAATGCAATAAAAAATATTATCATCAATTTTATGTTTTCTATTTTCATAAGAATTGTATCTTTTTTTATTTTTAATAGAAATTCTAAGATTCTCTGGCTCAGTTACCCTAATTATATATTCAATAATATGCTCACCTTCCTTAGACATTGCTAGGCTTTGTCCCAACATACTCTGAAGAACAACAACCTGAACCCTGGCTTAATTGATATGCAGTATTTGGCATATGTTTATCACCACACTTAACACAATATGCAATATAAACCCCAGTTTCTTCAACATGGCGAAACTGTTTTTTCCACTCCCTGATTCTATCCTGTTTCTTTTTTGTTTTATCATCTTT